CTACACAGTTTGTATGGATTAAGGTTTATAATTACCGCTTTCCGTAAACTCCGTGCCGATTGCATACAGTCCGAACGGCTCGTTCAGTTCTTCATTGCGGTATGAAAAACGGACTTTATCAACTCTTTTTATCCTTATTTTTCTTCCTATTGTTCGTGGGGAAGTATCGGACGAAAAGTTAATCTTTCCGAAGTCGATATATGAAAAATCAAAGTATCTTGCCTTCGCGCCGCTGTCAAACAGTTTTTTCCATATTCCCTTTATCTCCGCCCACACCTCATAGCCTGTCGATATGGCAGGGGCAATCTGCGCGGAAAGATATTTAAAGTTTTTCTTCTTATAAAACAGTTCGCCGTCAAGGGCGTTTGTGTCCCATCGTGCTTTTATCGGCTCTCCGTTGTCGTTATATGAAGTCTGCAAATGCTTATCGGTATAAAACTTCATTATCTCTCCCGTATGCGTTCCGAAGCAAAGAGTATTGTTCTCCGTAAATACAACACTGATGTTGGGTATCTCCCAGTAGTAGCACTCATACTGGAAGCTGCTGTACGGATTGTTTTTCTCATATACCTTTTGCAGACCGTCGAGAAGATACATTCTTTTAGGCGTTGCCAGTACATAGAAGTCATTGTAAGTACAGGCGTATGCATTTTCCAAATCCTCCTCCATAAGCGCGTTACGGATATAGAAAGACCTTTCCTGCGTATATTTTTCCCCTGTAATGTCCTGCGCTGTGATAGCGTATATCCCCAGTTTTGTAGCAAACAGACTTTCGTTGAGATATGCAAAGTTATAACGCCCTACCGCACCTATTCCTTGTATAGTATTTACTATTCTGAATGAGGCACGCTGTACTCCGTTCAAAGCGGTATATTCGCCGTATCTCATTATTACGTTACGTCCGTCTGCTCCGTCGGACTTATGGGCAGCCAAATAATTACCTACCAGCGAATACCCGACTATCTCATTTGTATCAAGTCCTATGGTGGAATAGCTGAGATCTCCGAAGAATGTAAAATCTTCAAGGGATTTGGACTTTGCCGTTTCGTCCTTGTCTATATCCTCCTGCGATACGCTTTTCAGTCCGCTGAACCAATCTCGATTGGGATATTTAGGATTGCCGCCTACAAAAAGCCTGTCCGTTGCCCCCTCTATGCCGTATACGATTGATATACAACATTTGTTTATAGTATCCGCATATCCCTCTATTACCTTTGAAGCCGTTATTCTCACATTATCTCTTGCCATTGATATAGGTTTTGCCGGAGCTGTTGTAAATGTTACCGTTCCCAATTTTAAGTCAACTTTATAATCCGTATCGACTTTCTTCGTTACCCAGTCTCCGTCACTGTTTAATATCTCAACCTTATCAACGGAATTAAGTTCATCAAGGGATAACTGAAACACTTTAGATTCTCCATCTGCCAAAAATTCGTTTTTAAATTGTGGTTGCAATAAATTTATCTCTTGGAACTGAAAACCCTCTCCGTTGGGTTTCCTCGATATGAATGTGGTCGGAACTGTGGCAATCTCACTTACTTTTTTAACGGTATACGTCTTTCCGTCAAACTTCCCCAGCACAAGATATGTTTTACCGTCAAGCATATATAATCTGTCTCCCAACGCCCAGCCTTTGGAACGTGCGGTATTCATATCACTGTAAACGACTGTTTCTCCGTGATACAGCTTTGTTCCCGAATGTACAAATCTTTCGCCGTCCAAATGAAATACCCCGTATATTTCGTCATCGTACTTGACATCAAGCTTGTACCCCATACGTTTTCTTACTTTACCGGGGACGTCTCTAATCATATTAGGCGCTTCCGGGCTTCTTCCGGGAGAAACGTTTGTCGGTGAATTGGTAAGGTCTACGCCTTTGAAATTTTCTATTTTCGTTACACTGCGGTCAACGGCGGCAGGCGGATTAAACTGTCTCATTTAATACCACCCCTTTGTATTGATGAACTCGTCAAAGCCTGTGTTCATAACCTTTTTAGCCGTATTTCTTGCGTCTTCAAGCATTGCGACAAACTCGTTCCAATATACCGTAGACAATGACGGGTCATCGTCTTTATACAGCTGTGAAGCCATAAACCACGGTAGAAGAACGGCAACTTCGGGATATAACGGCAATTCGTAATCGTCCGCAGTATCCTGCTTTATTTCGGTCGGATAGGCGTTATAATACACTGTCCATTTTCCCTTTAAAGAGCCGTCAATCAGCAGTATGCTTGTATGCTCTACGGCAAAGTTATAAGCCTTTCCGTAATGCCCTTCTTCATCCTCAAAATATATGCTTGACGGTTCAAGCGAAAAGAAGTCGGGAGCAAGCTTTTTTAAATCGTATCGCTGTATTCCTTTCTGTGAGCCGTCCTGCTCTATGGTATAGCTTAAATCTATATGTCTTACCGCAGTAGCTATATAGTTGAGACATGCTGTTGCCGCTCCCGGCATAGCCGTAAGATACGGCGTAGTATTATCGTCTGTAATAATTTCCGCCGTATCGTTTGAAAACATCTTCTGTAATGTTATCAGTTTTACATCGTACCATTTCATAGGGTTTCACCCCGTTTCCCATCATGTTAATCAACTTAATGCCGTTCCTGTTAATCCCTCTCCGCAGATAGCAACACCACGCCAGTTATTGAAGCCTGCGCCGAATCTTGCTCTGCCCTTCCATACGTTGGCGTCCGTATTGGGGTCAATATCGGATTTAACGGAAAGAGGAATTCTGTCTACCCAAGGAAGAGCCATATAGTCTTTATTGAACTTGCTGTCCATCATAATGAAGTAAGGCTTACTGCCTGTTCCGAGACCTGTAGGAAGATAAGGCCATACAAGCACATTCCAAAGACCGAGCTGGAAGTTGATTGCGTTGTTAGATGTCGCAGGGTCAAGCTCCGAACCTACCGCCGCAAATACAGCCCTCTTAAGTGCGCCGTTGTTTGGGATTATGATTGTATCGGGCGCAACGTTTAAAAGATTGCCGTCATCGTCTGTAAACATCTGCATTTTTTCCTGTACGGCGTCCATAATGCTCTGAGAGAACGCGGCTGTAAAAATATTGCTCTGGTCTTTTGTACCATTGGTGATTGACTTATGCGCTTTCGAGAACAGAGCCGCGCCGTCCGCCGATGTAGTATCGTATGTTTTACCGCCGAAAGCAGCCGTTGTGTTAATACCGCCTGCAAGAAGAGTAGCCGCAAACTTCTCTCTCGTTCTGTTAAACGATGTAGCAAATATATTCGCCCTTGATTTAATCTTGCCGTATTTGGCGTCCTCCAGCATTTCAGCCGTAACCTCAAATTTATTTTTCCATGTTACGGGAGTAATTACTTTTTCGTAACCCTCCTGAATAGATGTAACGGGATATGCGCCGTTTTCTCCGACGTCTTTAAAGTCTCCCAGTGATGTTTCCTGGGTATATTTTTCCGCAAAATTAGTTGATTTGTCCATGTAGAAGATTTTATCAATCATGGACATTTCTTCAAACGCTTCAACATTCTGTTCGATTACTGCCTTGATAGGCTCCTGTGATTTACCGAACGCGCTGTTATTAAGTCCGCTGCCTTCTGAAAATATAATTCCTGCCATTGTATATTACCTCCCTTACTGCGCCGCTGCCGGTTTAACAAAATGACCGATTACCGTTGAGTTCGTTGCCGCTCCGTCTGTCTCATCAATAACAAACGGGCCTGCCGCCGTTGCCGTAACCGTTAATCCGTCGGTATGCAATGTTACCGTTGTACCGATAAGCGTCTTTGCGATTGTCGCTGTCGATGTTGTCTCAAAATAATCTGTAGGATGAACCGCCATAACGGGATATAATCCTTTTTCGTTCTTTTCACCCATGCAGATATATGTAACCTCATCTTTTGCCGTTGCTTTTGTAAGTTTTCCACTCGCTGTCTTAAGAGCCTCTCCGATTGTAAGAGCCTCGGCAGCTTCCATATAAACGTGCGGATTAACGTCCGCCACATCTCGTTTTGCTATTTTAAACATTATTTATGCCTCCTTTTGTAATCCGCTATTATCTTTTTATCGTCCCATTCGGGAAAGAAATGTTTATATTCCGCAAAAACATCATCGGGAATATATTCTTCCCCCTTGCTGTTGTCCGCCGTAGTCTGCAAATGCTTTTTGCCGTTTGCCTGATTAACTGCCGCCTGTCTTACGCCTGCTTTCTGCGCTTCCGTTATTTCCGTGCGGTGCGTCAGATAATAGGCGTCCGCTATGCTTAACCCACGCTTTAAATAATCGACTATTCCGCTGTCTTTTATATCTTCAACCTTTTTGATTTCACAAGCGGGATATTCTTTGTTTAATGCGTCGATATCAGCCTGCATTCTTGCCCTGCCGCTTTCAACCTGCGCCTGTCTTTCCAGCTGCTGCATTTTCACGGCCATTGCCCTTGAAGCCTGCATATTGGGACTGTTGTTTATTAATCCCTGTACATAACGGTCAAAATCTTCCGCTGTTGCGGTTCCGTTTCTTATGCCGTCAAATATATTCTGCGTTGTCTGCTGTTTTTTGTGCTGTACCAATTCGGCATTGTATTGACGTTTGTATGCAAAAAATTCTTCGGGAGACTGTATCGGTCTGCCTGTATAGGGATTAATCTTGTTAAACGCCTCTCTGTATTCCTGTTCTAACGCCGTATCCTGTGCCGTCTGCGCTCTCCTCTGCGGCATTGGCGGCTGTTCTTCGTGTTCTTCTGTTTCTTCTTCCTCTTCTTCCGTCCGCTCCGCAGGTTCTTCCGTATCCCCCATAGGCTCAGGCGTATCTTCTATATCTTCCGTTGTTTCTTCCGATAAATCTTCGTCTGTCAATTCTTCCTCTGCCAATGCGTTAAATTCTTCTTCGGTCATTTCTTATGCCCTCCTCATTTCTTTGCCCTAAGGTCTCCGCCTTTTTTGCTTACAGGCTTTTTGCTTTCGCTTTTAACGTCAGCTTCTACATACATTGCGTTTTTATTTGTTACTTTTCCCTTTAAACTATTCATGCCCTTACCCATTGCTTTACCTCCTTTCCACAAAAATAAAGCCTTTTTACGTCATGCTCGGGACGAGATGATTATGGATCGCCGCCTTTCTCTGTTAAGCGTAAATCCCCTCGGATTTCCGCTTGCCACTGTATGTATGAACAGCTCTTCGGATAAAATATAAATTTTTCCTCATTCGCTGTTCTCCTCGGCGAAGAACGCGGTCTCCGCCTGCGGTTTAACCTTATTAATTCCGAATTATCAGCATTTATCTTTTATTACTTCTATATTTTTTTCATATTCGGGGCATTGGCTGTTGCGGCAGCGGTAAATTACCTTGTACCCCTCCTGTGTTTCCTTCCCCTTGTAAATTTCCATTTCCGTTTTACATTTTTCGCACTTCAAAGCTGTACCTCCTTATGTTTCCTCTGTTCATTCGTCTTGTCTTGTTCGCCTACGCTCACAATCCTGCGCAATTCGCAGAAAGTCGCTCTCCTTTCATCTTCCGCAGGAAGCAGTCGAGCTTGTTTCCTCTGTTCGCCTGTCTTGTCTTGTTCGCCTATCCCTAGTATTTTCCGAAAGGGTCAAGGGGTAAAGCCCCTTGCGGGGTTTGGGGCGGCGCCCCT